ACATCGTATTTTTCGATTTCACTATATTTTTTGAGTTATTTAGTCGTATTATTTGCATTATTCATTGCATTCATGTTTTACATGTTTATGTAGCATATTCTACCTACGAAATACCCTACGGTCTCTACTTCGTTACATCCTCTCTCCGGAATTGTCCGATTGCGCTAATACCGATTGTTCAACCGGAGTATAGGTCAACATATCTTTTTGCAGTCCGCCGAAACTATACCTTGTCAAGTATACCTGTTTATTTTTCGCCTTATATAGACCGTATGTAATGTATCCCGACCCTTCCGACCCAATTTCCTTATATACGCATTCTCTTGTCGAGCACAAGAGTTCTTTCAATACGATTTTGCCTTGATGTATAATTCGGCAAGACATCGATTCAATACTAGACGGTGTTTCTGTAGCAATCGTATTGTCCAATTCCTCGAATATTTTTGTATCGGGGGATTCTACCTGCACTCTCTGGAAAGAACACCCAAACATATATTCGTTCATAAGGTCATCCATATCTTTATCATACATAGTATCCTCTTCTATTTTCGTTAATTCAGTATTCATCGTGTCTTTCGATCGGGTTTATAATAATATGACGCAAGGTTTATATTATTTCGGTTGCATCTTAATCGCAGATACTAGTCAACAATTGATATTGCGGTGTAACAGTATAAACACAAATATGTGCCAGATATATATTTTGCGGCAGATAAATAGATGTCAAAGCAACCCGAAGAAGTAACTGTTCCTGCTAATTTTCGAACTATTATACGTGATTTTGCTACGGACCTGACAACGACTTTCCCAGAGTACAGTATTCTCTGGAAAAAGTGGACCGTGGAAGACCAATCACAGCGTGAAATCGATAAGTTGTTCAAGTATTGCACGGAAGTATATCCCGAGCGTTTTTTCGACATTTTGTATCAAAATGATGAGATGTTTAAAGAGGATTCCGAGGTAAATACGCGTTTCTTGCCAGCAGTGGAATTTCGTCTTCTCTACAATTGCGAAGGCGTTACGGAAACCACGAGAGGAGCAATATGGAAATACCTGCAATTGATATTGATGACTGTATTGAATTCCGTTCGCGACAAGTCCGCGTTTGGTGATGCAGCAGATCTATTTGAAGGTGTAGACGAGAATGTATTGCAGGAAAAATTAAACAATACTTTAGAAGAAATTGGTAGTTTTTTCCGTAATTTAGGGGGAAATGTGAGCGACGGGTCTGCTCCTTCCTCTGGATTCGAACCCAATATGGAGGATTTTATGAAGACTTTCGCTACTATGAGTGGGGATGAATCTGCGTCCTCTCCGAGAGAAAACGCAGAAGATATTCCAAACGCGAATGATTTGCATGAACATCTGAAAGGGTTATTCGACGGAAAGATTGGGTCTTTAGCAAAAGAATTGGCGGAAGAGATATCGCACGATGTCGAACATTTATTCGCCGAAGAAGGGATGGGGAATGTCGACCCGACTGATATCCGAAGTACTGGCGATTTAATCAATAAACTCATTAAAAATCCGAAGAAAATAATGTCGTTGATGAAAACCATCAGTGGAAAATTGCAGACAAAGATGAAGTCGGGTGAAATCTCGGAAGAAGAGATTATGCGAGAGGCGGGAGAGTTGATGGGGAAGATGAAGAATATGAAGGGAATGGGTGGCATGAATGATATGTTCAAGGATTTGGCAAAAGGATTAGGGAAAGGCGGAAAAGGCGGTATCAATATGGGTGCTTTGCATCGTATGCAAAAACAGATGGAAACGAAAGATCGGATGCGCGCGAAAATGGAGGAGAAGGCGCAAATGACGAAGAATATTGAGCGAACCGATGACCCGAATCGTGCGGTGTTTCGATTGAACGAAGAAGATGCGAAACCGGAATATTCTGCTGGTCCTCCTCCTACAGATGCGGAATTAGTAGCAATGTTTGAAAATGACCAGAAAAAGAATACCCAGAAGAAATCAAAAGACAAGAAAAAAACGAAAAGTAAATAGAATATATATTGCGATGTCTAAGTATATTAATATTCCTGTATTCATTATCAGTTTTGCGATAGGTATTTTATTCGTTTATTTGTACCAACCGGATAAGCGAGTCGTTTATGTTTATCCTACGCCGGAATCAGTCGATTTGTTACAGTACCGCGACGCCACCGGCAATTGCTTTCATTTCAAACAGACAGAAGTGAAATGTCCCGCAGACAGTAAAATCGCCAAATTACCTGCACAAGAATAATGGGACAGAATTTAAACGATAATATGGTGTAGGATAAATAATGCAATAATAACATATAGTCTCAGTATGCAAATAAAAGCATTATTAAATTCGCCAATGGGAAAGATATTCATATCGATTCTTCTCGGACTAGGTCTAGCAACAATGTTTCGATCAGTATGTGAAGAGAAGAATTGTATTCGTTTTGCAGGACCTGTTATTAGTGAAGTCGACGGCAAAATATACAAACACGGTGAAAAATGCTACAAATATGAATCAGAATCGTCAGGTAAATGCGATGAAACGAAACGCGTATTAGACATAAAAGTGAAACCAAAAGAGGGTGAATTCAATATGGGGTTTGGTGAATTCTAATGTCCAGACACGACTGCCCGCCTTAGGTAAACACTGTAGGGAGCTCAGATGCTAAATATTATTTGTCGTTCAAATAGTCACGACAAATAATGCGGTTTATGATATAAACAAAATGGCAAACTCGAGTACACACATAATGGACCTTCCGGAGAATATAACGATGAATGCTTTTTCGGACCAATCGAGAGGTGGTGGTATGGACATGGACCCTACCACTTACCGACAAATGAATCCGCATCCGAATCCATATTTGCAGGGACAACAGCGAATGGATTCTATGCCATTGCCGGAGTATAGTGGCAGAAACGGTGCTATGCCTCCGCAGTCTATCCCGCCTTCTTACGATTTTGAACAGGGACCTTTAGGGAATGCACCGCAATTTTCTCTTCCTCCAAAAGATATTCCTCTCGATATGTCCGGGTTTAGAGATGAAACTGCAAAACCGAATTACGTTCCACCTGCTCATAAGAACCGCGATGATTATGTATTCGAGCAAGAGGAGAGGATAAAAGAGACCAAACAATCGAATGAATCGAAGAAATCGATAAATCGGAAATTCGATATTATTGCAGAATTACAGATACCTATTATTATTGCAGTATTATTCCTGGTGTTTCAGATGAATACGTTTAACACGTTGATGTCGCGCTATTTGAAATTTGCGGGGTTATTTGGAGAGGACGGGAATCTAAATATTAAGGGCATGGTGGCGAAGAGTCTATTGTTCGGAAGTAGTTATTATGCAATTATAAATGCAGCGAAATGGTTGGAATAAGCGTATACAAAACAGATATTATCTAATAGTGAATTATTATATACTATTGATGTCAGTTTTAAACGGAGGGTTTAACTCATATGCTGTCACTGCAAATACTTTCCAACAGTTCTTTGTAACCCCATATGGTACGGATACATCGAATAATACGTATTTGCCTAATTGGACGCTAAACATTACTGATGCAGTTTCGTACTTATGCTTAGGGAATGGAACAGGGGGTGGTTACGGTACAGGATTACCTGCTGCTACTGGTGGTAGCAGTCAATGTTTTATAGCACAACATGGTGGTTCGAACCCAAATGTGATAAAACTTAGTCAACCAGTTTATTTAAGCGTTGGAACGTATACGGTATCCTTTTACAGTAGGTTGAGAGTGTTCAGTCCATCAAGTCCTCCTATACTTACAGTAAAAATGTCAGATGTGTCGAATACTGTATTGTCCTCTACAACTGTTACATTAACGACCAGTTGGACACAGTATTCTTACAATTTTGCAGTAACCGCTGCTTCTACATACACGCTATTGTTTACATTTACATCTACAAATACTTCCAGTTCGACTGATAATAGTACATTTTTTACCGATGTAACAATTTACCCAAATCCAAAGGGGATATATTCCGCCAAATGGATAAATCCTCTCTATACTGGTCCCATATTCACCTTCCGCCGAAGTGCCGACAATGTAACACGAGACTTCTATGTAAGTGAAGATGGTGCTTTAATCGGAGACGCTCCTGCCGGAGAAGGCACTACATTGACTACCTGGTTAGGTGCTTCTACTGCATATGTGACCAAATGGTGGGACCAATCATTATTCGGAAATCACGCCACGCAAACCACAAATGCGAATCAACCGACATTTAACTCAACTGGTAAATACTTGCAATTTACTGCTGCTTCTAGTCAGTTCTTCAATTTACCAGATGGCACAGTACCATCCGGCAATTCAACCTATACGGTAACAGTGAAACACGGCACTATAACAAATACTGGCACAACCGGAGCAAATAGCGGAGGGGTTCTCGGGTCTGGAACCGCAAGTACAAATTCAATTAATGCGTTTTCCATTGGGACCGCATCTACGTCTAACTATTCCAATTATTGGTGGTCAAACGATTTCGGTAATAAAGGCACATACGCTGCAAATAATACAATCACTTGGAAATATGACAAGACAAATCGATATTTATATACAAACAGCGCATTAACCACATCTGCCGCTTCGAGCGGAAGAGCATCCGGAACTACAAACAATTTTATTGGTAGAGGAGACACGACAAATAACAATTATTTAGACGGACAACTGTATTTTATTTATGTCTATAGCAGTGCATTGGATGACTCTAACCGTATACTAGTAGAATTAAATGCCGGTGTTTCCACCAGAACATACAATTTAACAGGCGCATTCAATACTTCTTACCCGGTGTACAAACAGACCCTTACGAGTCCAGCATATACCGTATCGTGTGCCTCATCCGACGGTAAAAATATGATTTCGATACAAGGTACTTATCCAAATTACATAGTTTTATACTCGAATAATTATGGTCAATCGTGGGGATTGTCGAATGCACCTGTTTCTATTTATAGCACAGCGGGGTTTTCTTGTTGCAGTCCAGTGAATTATACGAACGTATTTTATTTGGGCACAATTAACGGCAGTTTCAAACTGTTTCGAAGTGCGGACGGTGGTGCAACGTGGACGTTGATTTCCACTGCATTTACGAATATTGCTGGAATGTGTGTAAATAACGACGATACGATATTGTATTTATCCAATTTCCAAAATGCGGTGCATTACTCTACTAGAGCGGGTAATACAAGTTTCAATTATACTACGAATACAGGCACATTTACGTTCACGCAAATTACAAATTCGAACAATTCATTCCAATATGGAAAAATGATATGTTCTCCGGATGGTGCTTATCTATATGGAACTGCATCTGGCAGTAATCGCGCATTTTCATATACATTTAGCAACACTTCATCGTTTAATTCTACATTAACATCTGCGTATAATACGAATGTGTGTGATGTGGCGATGAGTTCGAATGGGAGTTATTTGTACGCGTCTCTCTATTTTAATGCAAATTATACGATTATACGCTCTACAAACGGCGGAACGTCTTTTACAGATATTGGTACTACCGTCATTACAAAAAACATTGCCGCATATGTAAATTGCGACCCAACTGGACAATATATACAAGTATATAACACCGGTGGAGCTGGTTGGTGGATATCGAGTGATTATGGTGCCAGTTTTACGTCATACTCCGCCACTTCAATACCTACCGTCCCTAAAATATGGACAAACAATATGTTTTACTCATTAGCTACAAATACGACAACTTCATATGTTACAACCGGTGAGTGGTTTGAACCATATGGAAACAGGTATTACGAACCGTATGTATTGCCGGATAACAATCCAGGAACGTTAATAGACGCATATAGGTCAACGTCAACTGCTATCACGTTTCCTACATTAAGCAGCAGTATATCCAATGTAAAATTTGTAGTATCGAATGGAAACGCCGCAGTAGTTCGTTTAACTACTGGAAATGCTGTTATAATTGGAGCGACTGTAAATGGTGGAAACCCGAGTCAAACGATTAAAGACGCATTGAACTCTAGTTCAAATGTGATAAAAATCGTGTGTAACGACACCGCATTTTGTGCTATTTATACAGTTAGTAATATCGACACTAGACGAAGGGTAATCCATTGGGGGTATTACGGTGCTAGCGATATTGAAACAATTGGTACTGGAAATACGAATTTCAGAAATATATCTACTGTGCAATCCTCTCTCGATTTGGTGGATATTAGTGATATTGCGGTGAATTCGGCAGGCGCTTTTGTGGCACTAAGTACGACCGGTGTTGTTTACGCTTGGGGAGATAAAGCGACGGGCGGTGACCCAGCGAATGCAACAAGTCCATCCATCGCAACGAATCTTTCTACTTTACTCTCTGGAACGGATAGCACATTTGGATTATGTACTCGTTTGATTTTCGGAAAAAAACATTTCGGCGTAATTTCAAGCAATAAAAGAGGCGTTGTATGGGGTAACAAAACAAATAATACTTCAGGAGGGTATATCTATGACTCGACCATTTTAGGTGTTGACGATATATTATTGGCGTCTACTTCCCTCTCAAACTGCATTTTTTTGCGTATTCCCGAAACGGCGAATCCATTTAGTGTATCAGTAAGCAATATAAATTCATCTGGAACTGTAAATACGCAAAGTTTATTTACCGGATTAACTGCAAAACCGCGGTATTTGATTCAACGCATGGGAATCGGAAGAACAACTGCATTGATTACAATCACATTGAGTGATTATATTTGGGTATACTTGGACAATGGATTAAGATTAATCACATTTGGTGTAACTACCGGAGAGGCATTTCAGACACTAACAAATAATAGCACTGGATTAAGTTATTCAAATGTACAGTCTTTTGCGGCAAATCTGTCTGTTATAACACTTAAAACGAGTACTGGATATAATACATTTGCTACTCAAATAAACGAAAATGTGACGAATACTTTTGCTAGTATGACGAATGTAGAAGAGGTTCCATTAGCATTAAGTATTAGTCCATTACTAAGCTATAAATTCGAATCGAACGCTGGAACGACTGTTCCAAATCTTGGTACGTCGTCAACTACAAATGATATTACTTTGTATAACGGAGCAGGTATAGGCACATCCGTGGTTAAATATGGGTCGGGTAGTCTAGATTTATCTGGAACAAATTATACAGACCAAACTACCGCATTTCCGGTTGTGGCGGGGTTTAATTATGCTAGAATAAACGGAACGGTGACTTTGACAAGTGGTTCAAACTTCTCGGTTAGTTTGTGGTTTTATATGACCAGTCGTGTTGCTGGCGCTTATCCTATGTTCTTCTCTATAAATGATAACTCGAATCGAATTTATGTTGCAATGTTTACAGACACTGCCACTATGGTACTCGGATGCCCCGGTGGTGGAAATGGCGGACAAGCGCAAAGTACGTATGGTGGCACAATAACAACTGCCGCCCTTGCGTTAAATACGTGGCATTATATTGGATGGTCAGTAAGCGGCGGAACATGGACAATCCGTTTAAATGGTCAAACTGGTTCAATTACCGGTAAAACAGCGCCTACTGTAACAAGTTTTACACAGAATACTTTAGGTATAGATACAACTACTACGTCCTCTCTTAGAAAATGGAGTGGTTATCTAGACAATGTCCGGTTCTTCAATGGTTCATTGACTGCAACCGATTTGACAAATTTATATAATGAACCACCTAGTTCGATTACACCTGGAATTTTAAAATATAATCTGAATCGTCAATTGAAATACAAACCAAGTTCCAGTGTTATTACTGCATATGGAAGTGGAACGGCAGGCACCACTGCATTGACTGAGACATACACAAATGCAGTAGAGATGTATACAGGTGCAAATGCATATGCAGTCAGTCAGACTTCGCCTTCTCAATATACTCTCGTAGAAGCAATTACCAATGCAAACCAGAAAACAACCATTGCAAGACCGGCGAATAAAAACACCTATTTTGGTCCAAGCGGTAAAGGTTTGTATGCATTGGAAATACCATTTAACCCTTATGTTACACCAAGTTCACTATATGCGAATTCTTCGTCGTCGTTGTCTTATTACGTAAGTAACCCGGATTTAGCAGCAGAACGATGGTCGACATATGCATTATCAACTAGTGGTTCTTCATTGGTTCAAATTGGCGGACAGTATTCGACGTATGATAATATTTCTCATACATACGTTTTTAGTGACGTGTCTTTTTCAACAGTAGGGACAAAAACATTATACATATGGAGTGTCGTGCCGGATTTATGTTATAATGTACTATCTTTTACTGTGCCAGTTGTTCCTGCACCAGTATACCCATGTTTCTTAGAAGGCAGCAAAATCCTCCGTCTAAACCCGATTTCGGACCAAGAAGAGTACGTTCCAATTGAAACATTGAGAGAAGGCGATCTGATCAAGACCTCTCGCAATGGATACAAGGCGATTTTTTACATTGGCAGAAAAACATTGCCAAGTCCTGCAACCGACTCGGACATCCGCAATCGTTTATACCGTTTCCCTAGATCTGCACATAAAGATATGATTGACGATCTTTGTATTACTGGCGAACATTGCACATTACACGACAACCTCTCATCTGATAAATTAAAACAAGTACGCGAACATATGGGAGATGTGTATATCACGGAATATATGATTCGTGTTCCAGCTTGTTTAGATGAACGCGCGGAACCATACACTGACGATACGCCAGTAACAATATGGCATATTGCATTGGAAAATCATAATATATATCACAATTACGGTATTTATGCGAATGGTCTTCTCGTTGAATCGTGTAGTATTCAGTATTTGACGGAATTGTCAAATATGGAACTCGTTTAACATCTGGACTCCCGTAGGGAATACAGCGTTTATGTTCACGTATGGAGTAAAACTCCATACGTCTGGACATTAACGTTTGCCAAAATGAAACGTCCGTTTTGCATAGGGTCCTTCATTTTCGTCTTTTTTTGCCTGTTTCTGTTTGATTTTTTTGTTTGTCTTTCTTTTTAGCGGTTTCTGTTTCTTTGTTTGTGACTGGTCTTTTTTTTGCGTTAGGTCTTCCAATACGACTGTTTTTGTTATTGTTTTGAGAGGAATATTCGCGTCCTTCTCTTGACGCATCTTCGATTTATTTGCGGTAGAAGGGTCGTATTTGAAGAACCACCTCTCAAACTCTTTTTTCCCTTCCGGTGTTTTCGCTCCTTTTAATTCCTGGTATTTCTTTGCCTTCTCAGCGCGCATATCTTCCATCGTAGGTTGTTTGCCATAGCAATCTAGGGAAAAACGTTTGAGAAGTCCTTTTTGTTCTAAACTATTCTTTTGTTCGACTTCGAACAAATACGCGGACATACAAAGCATACGGTCTTTGTCGAAATACGCCTTGTCAGCATACAAGAATGCTAAATAGAAACTCAACATTGTATCGATCGTAGCGACCAATACAATTTTATCTCCGACTTCGATTTTATTGTAACTATGGCAGGCAATCGGTTCATAAATCAATGCAATAATATCGCCATTCACGCTTATTTCCACGTGGGCGGGTATAACCTCTCCGACTGGCGTATGTTGCACAATACGAATATTCTTGTAACCAGCATCGGTCAATTTGTCGCGGACAATCATCGCGCATTTTTCCGGATTATCCGAGAGGACATCGAAATCCGGTATCTTCTCAACTTGATGCCGTTTATCATTCTCCATATATTTCGAATACAGCGACGTACCATAACCGCCCAAGAAAACGACACCTTGGTCTATAAACGAATCGCGCGCCAAATAATAAACCGCCTCGGATATAGTCTTGTTCTCTTTCACACCCATTACGCGTTGGAAATCGACAGTATTGCAATTATTTGCAGTGAGAGGATGGTATTTATTTAGAAGAGTAATGCGTTTGAGTACTTTTTCCCACCGAGAAACGTCGCCGGAAGGACGGGATAGTTCTAAATACATAGACATACGCAAATAATTCGGCGGTGCGTATTTGATTCCAGCAATTGTGATTGTTTCCGGCATCAACCTCTCATATAAGACCGGATGCAACTGGGTTATATCCGCAATAGGTAAGAAGTTCACATATACTTTGTAGGTACCTAAATGGACCCCTGCTTTCGCTTCGACTTCGTCGTAACCAGCAGAATAATAGATATCTGCCAATTCACGCGCGTCTTCCATCGCGTGGTCGGAATAGAAGTCGTAATCGGGTACTTCTATGTCGCGATTGTAGAACTGTGCGTGTTTCGGCAAGATATTATTGATTGCGGTACCTCCATAGCATATTAATTTCTTCTTTATTAAAAAATCTTCCAATATTTGGATGATTTTCTGTACATCGGGGGAATTAGCGATTTTAGCGCCTTGTAACTTCTCGCTTTCGTCGACCGCTTGACGAAGAACGGCGAGTTCACATTCTTGAAACGTCATTCGGTCATTACACACAACCGGTTTATATTTTGGTGTTTTTTTCCTATATCT